CTACAGTAGCCTTGAAAATCTTGATGTCTTTGTCAGGATTTACCGTGAACAGATAGGGCATCAGACCGGGTCCCTGCTGTCCCATGCCGATCACCATTGGCCGGCTCAATTTGTAATATAGCGGACCGTCTTCTACCAGTTTGGCTACTATTTCTTCTCCGCTTGTGAGTTTTAGGGTGATCACTTCACCTTCTGTAACGCCTCTGTCTATTAGCATATTAACCCTGTAAATGTTTTTTCAATTCTGTAAATCCACCAACCAATTGGTCGTCTAAAAAGATCTGCGGCACTGTCCTTGCCGTAGGTACCGCTTCTAACAAATCTTCTTTGGTGTAACCGTCACCGATTTTACGTTCTTCAAATTGGATTCCTTTGTGTGTCAGCAATGCTTTTGCCTGATCACAGAAGGGACAGTTATACTTACTCCATACGATAGCTTTCATAAAATTTCCTTAGATTGTTGGTAACGCATCGTAATCGATGCTGTCGCTCATGACGCCAATAACATAGTTAGTTGACTCACTTTCCTGAAGAGCAGTCTGCTTCTTGCTGGTATCACTGTGTTTGTTGAACCAAGGAATAGGAGTAGTCTTAGGAGCGGGAGATTGATATTTAATGCCTATTTCTTTTAGAGCATTAAGAGCGGTATAGTCAACGAAGTCCTTTAAGATCTGAGAATTCAACCCGATCACAGGACCTTTCTTGAACAGGTAATCTGCCCAGGCTTTTTCCTCACGGATGACATCTTCGTACATGGCATAGACTTCTGCTTCACATTGTGTTTTAACTTTGGCAAATCGTGGATCTTCCTTGACCACTTGATTGATCAAGAAAGCTGTCCAACCTTTGTGTAGTAATTCGTCTTGTAAGATTAGGCTGATAATGTTACCGTTGCCGATAAAGATCTTGTTCTCCACCATTGCTAGACTTGTGGCAAAACTTACCATAAAGCGGAATGCTTCTAGGGCATAACTGGCATGTAAGGCCATGTAAATTGCTTTGATGTGAATTTCTTCATCGATTTTTTCGCCTGTTTCTACTAGACAATTAATCATATGTAATTTATCGTAGTATGCGCCAACACTTGAAGCCATGTCGACGATTTCTTTGGTATCGTGGATAGTATTAAACACTTCTTTGGGTACATTATAAATGTTGCGGATGATATGGCTGTATGAGCGGCTGTGTATGTTTGTTTCGAAGAATGTCCAGTTGTAGATCAATGATTCCAGTTCTGGCAATGATACCACAGGAGCAAACACCTGACTTGGGCCACGTCCTTGTAGGCTGTCCAATGCTGTCTGTCGTAACAGATTGCTGGTGAAGATATGCTTGACTGCTTCGCTGGCTTCTTTGAAATCATTGGCATCTTTGGTTAAACTAATTTCTTCCGGTACCCAAAAGAAACCACGTGCTGTTTTTTCAAAGTCAACGACCTTGTTATATTTTACCTCTTCAAAGCGTTGAATGGTAACAGGACCCGCAGGATCTAGAAACATCTTGCGATTAAGGTAATCTGTTTTTGTGTTTAAGTTGTATTGTTGTTTGCTCATAGTTTATCTTCTTTAGTATAATTATATTCGTTCCAAATGTTTCTGTTGTGAACTACTGTTTCTTTCAATAATCTCCAAGTTTTTTCTTGGGCAGTTTCGGTCCATCTAAAATCAAAACTCATGACAGGTGCTCGACCAGTGCGCCTGTCATACAATTCCACATGTTCATAATAGTGTGTCATCCACACAAGTTTACCGCTAGTAACCTTTTTAGGTAACCAAGCAAACTTCTTATGTTCCATACTTTCCAGAAGCTAGCACAATCTTACAGATATGTTCTAATCTTTCTATATGTTCGTAGGCACGCCATGGAGTACTATCGATAGCAACTACTCCGTGGCCTTTGATTCCTACGATGTCATAATAAATGTTACCGTCCTTATCTAACTGTAAATTATGATGACATTGATCAGCCAATTCTTGACTGATAGGTGGTACATCTCCGACATTAGGTGCTACTCGTGTGTATCGACTGAGTTCCGGAAAATCATTGACTACAGTACTCAAATCAATACCAGCATGCATGGCCGCAACACAATAAGTTGGATGTACATGTACAACTACTCTAACGTCATCTTTGTGCTGACCTAATTCTTTTTGTAGCCCAAAATGTAAAGGTATTTCGCCGCTGGGTTGAAGGTTTCCGCTTAGATCAGTTTGTTCAATAACTGTCCAACTATAATTAAGAGCGGCACTGCCTACTCCACTGTTGATAGTTTTCCAGATAGCGATCTTTTTAAACATCTCTGGCTGCATGTTCTGTTTACGAACGCCACTAGGTGTAATATAAAAATGATCTCGATCGTGGTGGCGAATACTGATATTACCATCACGACTGGTAATCCAATTACGCTTATAGGCGTCTACTAAAATATCACAACAAGTTTCTAACATTATAACTTACATGCCTCGCAGTCTTCATCATCTATTTGTAATTCTACATATTCTTGTCTAGGTGCTTCATCTTCAACCTTAGCACCACTCTTATTGATTAAACTATAATAGAAAGTTTTCAATCCCCACATATGAGCTTGCATTAGATTTTTGGCTATCAATGTGGTTGGGACTTTTCTGTTAGGAAAGTGTGCCGGATTGTAGAATGTATTTGTTGAAATACTTTGATCTACATAGGCAGCAAGTACTGCCGCAGTTTTCAGATAGCCATCGCAGTCTTTCTGTTCCCACATCAATTGATATTTGTTTTTCAATCTATGGTACTCCGGTACGACCTGTGTGAATGATCCTGCCTTAGACTCTTTAGTACTAATAAGGCTCATAGGCATTTCTATTCCATTAGTGCTATTAATAACAACACTACTAGACTCAACTGGAGCAATAGCCATAAGAGTAGCATTTCGTACACCATGTTGTTTCATCTCCTTGCGTAGTGCTTCCCAATCAAGCTCAGGCGTAAAGTCTGCGAGTTCATCGACACCCTTGGCACGTAGTTCCCAAGGAAACACACCTTGGCCATATCGGGTATGTGAGCTATGCTGACAAGCACCTCTTTCTTTGGCCAATTCAACTGTGGCTTCTGTTAGGTAGTAGGCCTGATGTTCCATCCACGATTTCACTTCTGCTAGTGCGTCTTTATCACCATATCTAAGTCCGCGCTTGGCATGCCAATAGGCAAGATTAGTCACACCAATGCCTAATGGTTGTATCTCGTCATTGCTGAGTTTACTCTGTATCGACAAGAAATCTTGGTAGTCAAGGATGTTACACAGGCTACGCTGTAGAATCCTACAGGCTCTACGCATATCCTCTGGGTTACGGAACGATCCCCAGTTGATAGATCCCAGTGTACATAACGCTATGCGTCCCGCATCGTCGTCTAATCGCTTAAATGGACGTGTGGGTAATAGAATCTCACAGCACAAGTTACTTTGATAAATCGTGTGATACTCTGGATCAAAAGGTCCTTGGTTCATTACATTATCAATGAATACGAGATATATTCGACCCGTGTCTGTGCGTTCTTTTAGTATACCACCCTTGAAAACTTCTTCAGCACTGATGACCTTTTTACGTAGGTCCTTGCGCTTTTCGTACTTGACGTATAAATCTTCGAACCTCTCAGTGTTTTGATAAAATGCTTCAAATAAATCTGGTACTTCGTTAGGATCAAAGAATGTGATATTTTCCTTGTTCTTGAATCTTCTCCAGAAGAAACTACTTAAAACTACACCATAGTCCATATGGCGTACACGAGTTTCGTCTGTGCCTTGATTGTTCTTAAGCACAATAAGGTCATCAAATTGATAATGCCAAATGGGATAGAATACTGTGGCTGATGCGTTACGGATACCACCCTGCGAACATGAACGTAGATCGCCAAACCATTTCTTAAGGAACGGGATCATGCCTGTGTGCATGATCTCTCCACCGCGGATGGGGCTACCTAATGGACGTAGGCGTCCAATCTCCAAGCCAATGCCAGCACGTTTACTGGCATACTTGGCCATCATTTCACCGCTAGCAAATATGCTATCAAGGTCATCATCGCTGCGTATAAGCACACAACTAGAAAATTGTTTGGTAGGAGTGCCAAGCCCAGCAAGAACAGGGGTAGCCAAAGTAAACAAGCCATCACTAGCCGCATTATAATACTCCTTGATATATCTCATCCGAGCAGTATTCGGTTCTTCCTTATGAAACACTGTAGCGGCTGCTACCATATATCTAATCTGTGGAGTTTCATAGATTTCTTTTGTGGCACGATTACGTACCAAATACTTCTCTATCAACTGCTCAATAGACGCATAACCATACTGCTCATCTTTCTCATGATCCAGCATGTCATTCATCTTGTTCCAGTCGTCTTCTGAATACCATTCTAAAAGTTCAGGAGTATACAGACCGACTGCTACATTTTTCTTTACGATTTCGTAGAGGTGGGGAGGAGTGTATTGGCCATATACGTCCTTGCGTAGCATACTCAAACGCTGTTTGCCTGCTACGAATTGATAATTGGTATGACCTACATCTGGATTATGTTCGATATCGATTAGGTCAACGATCGCTCTCAGAGTGATAGCATCAATCTCTCTTGTGGTGATACCGTCATAAAAATGCGGACTTGCCTTGATCTCAATCATCGATTGACTGACATCTGCTATTCCGCTGCACACCTTTGTAATCTGTGCCTGCCACTTTTCTAAAGTCAGTGGTTCTTTTGATCCGTCTCTCTTTAACACAATAATACTGTCGTTCATTCTCGCCTCTGGTATTCTTTCTTTTAATAGTAAGGTAGTATTTATAACTTCTTCATACTGGCCAAATCTTATTAGATCCATGTGTAAGCTCGCCCACGTTAGTAACTTCTCTATGGAAAAGGTTTAACACATCGCGATCATTTACCACAACAATGTTTCTACCTTCCCCGGTAAACATAGACGTATGTATCTCTACTTTTTGGCTCTTAAAACGGTCAGTTAATGTCAAAGTATAACACATTCCTAGAGCAATAGCAAGGTCATCGTATCGATTGTCAAGGATTAAATGCCACGGATCGGGCCATTTGGAAGGATTGTTTGGATCGAGGTATCGGCTGACGAATGGAGCACGACTCCAAAAGAGTACTACATCCTCTAAGGGCTGTTTGGAACTTTCAAGTGACTGGCGAAATTCTTTCCAGACCTTGAGTCTAGAAGTTTGATCGAGATCAAACACTGTAGCTTACTTTATACCTCAATGTATCCGGAACGAGATCGGCTGATGGACTCTTATAATCAATGATCATAGTTTCATTGCCGGGAATTACTGTGCTGTTAGAAACTAATCGAACAGAAAATACTACGGTTTCAGGTCTAGAGTCGCCGCAGGTACTGCTGTAACTGTCAGTGATGATTGGCGCTGTGAGACCATCTCCTACGATTATATCTAATTGTCCTGACCGAGCAGAACCATTAGTAAAAGTAATTGTATAATCAAGTGTTGTGTGAGAGTTGAGTGATGAGAATATGATCAAAGGAATTGGACCAAAGGACACATATAAATTTTGTGTTATTTCATCTGTGATTGATACTCTGCTACCGTTAACGACTTCAGACACAGCTGGTCGATCATCATCAACAGCGACAGTGGTATACGCAGACGCATGTCGATCAAACGAACAGTCTAAAACATTGTTGTTGCCGATTTGACCAAACATGATGATGTTGTCTGATGGCTCTGAA